AGTAGAGATATATTTACTTCTAATTTTACAGATATACTAGGAGATAATAAGAATAAAGAAGACCTTAGCAGTATCTGGTCATCCACTACAGTCAAGGATGCCTATGATAAAATAGAAGTAGGAATAGAACCTAAGCCTAGCCCTTTCTTTTTTAAAAGAGATAATGGTTGGAGAAAAGGAGATATTGTATACGAGTATACTAAAGAAGAAATAGAAGAGTTAACCAAATGTGCTAATGATGTCTTATACTTCTCTGCAAACTACGTACATCTATTAAACCCAGAGGGTTATACTAAAATTAACCCAAGAAAGTATCAAAGAAGAATGCTTTCTACTTATGAAAAAGAAAGAAACGTTATAGTTCTATCTGCTAGGCAGGTAGGTAAATGTATAACATTTACCTCTAAAATAAGAATCAAAGAGAACGATATAATCAGAACAATTAGTATAGGAGAATACTACTACGAAAACCTAAAAAAAACTAAAAAGCTATCATTATTAGATAGATTTAAACTTTTCTTGTATAGGTTAATATAAAAACTTTATTTAATGATAATAAGTAAACAAACAAACTCGAGTCCTTATATTGATTTAGATTTCTATCTAAATCAATTTATAATTAGTGGTAATTGCTTTAATTCATCAGAAAGAATATTTGATAAATTAATACACCTTTTTAATGAGGATCTACAAATATATAGCATTGAACCCTTGAAATTCACATTTGCCCTAGTGTATATAAATTCCATGACCAGAGGAGCAATATGTAAATTTTTCGAAACCCTAGTTAAACTAAGAGATAAACAAGATTTAACCTTAGATATTAAATGGTTATATGTAGAAGAAGATGAGGACATGTCTGAGTTGCCTGATATAATCATGGCAAACACTAATATTGTGATAAACAAAATAATAACAACTCAAAATGAAATTGATTCAATCTCCAAGTAATTATTTAAACGAAGAATTAGAGATAGTGTTCAAATTAAATGGTAAAAACCCAAAAGACATAGATGGGTTTAAAAAAGTTGCTATTATTGGTAGCTGGATTGATATGGGATATAAGTCCTTAGTTAATTCTTATTTAGATCAGACTGATAGTAAATTAAGTCCAGTAAACTTATCTAACTACACCAAAAAATTCACATACGGTAACGTATTATTTCACTTTATAGATAATACTAACTACAAAGAACTTAAAAATTTAAAGATACCTGTGATAAATTGGGGTGCTAAAAATTGGATAGAAAAAATCACAAAAGAAGGTTATGGACCAAACCCTAAATATCTTTACAATAGACCAGAAGAAAAAGAAAAAGCCTTTGTGAAGTCTGACTTCTATAAACTCTTTGAAGGAGAGGATTTCATAACAAAAACTGTATATAGCTATGAAGATGCTAAAAAACTAACATTCCCTATAGTAGCTAAACCTGATAGAGGACATACTGGAGTAGGTATCACCAAATTTGATACATGTAAAGAACTAGAGAAATACAAGTACAAAGACTCCATGGACTTATATCAAGAAGCAATAGAAATCAAAAAAGAAATAAGGGTAGGTATTCTTAATGACAAAGCAATATTTTACTTTGTAAGAAAACCTATGGATAATAAGTCTAAATATTTAGCAGGCAAAGAGAAGTCCGAAGAAAGTGATGCTAAGTCAATGGCAGATAAAGAGTTAGACTTTAAGTATATTATATATTCTATTGATGAATTTTACGCTAACGAAATTGCAGAAGAAGTAATGAAGATAGCTAGGAAGGTGAGAAAAAAGATTGATCTAGAATTTATAGTTTTTGATATAGCTATAGATAACAATAACAAACAATATGTTATAGAAATTAATGTTCATCCAGGAGTACCAGGAAGCACACTAGCAGATATATACCTAGCAGTATATGAGGATTTCTATAAAAAAGAATTTCCTAAGTCTAGCCTTAAACATATCCAAACTATAAATCGCCTTTTAATTTCTGCGACTATTAATCTGGGTAAGTATGTTTATTCTAATGCCTACTTGAAAAAAAATATAATATAGTATATAATAATGGTAACTCTTGAACAGTATGTAAAGTTATACGAAAAGCTAAAACATAACAAAGGTAATATAAATGATATTATCCTGAGAGAAGGATATTTGATATACGAAGGAGCAAGTCATTTACAACATATAATTAATTATGTATCTAATCTTTTTACAAGTAAACATTTAATTCATCTTCTTAAAGGTGAAAAAGTAGATGAAATAATAGTAACTGAGATATTTACGAAGTTAGATGAATATCCAAAAAATCTAAGAATATCCCACCCAATTAATGTTTCATGGGTTTATTATATCGCCTTGAATAACCCTAACAGCTGGAGAGATGATCTAAATTTAATTTGTAATTGTTTAGTAAGACTAGCTAAATCAGTAGAACAAGGGAAAATAACAAAACAACAAGCATTAATATATAAAGACAAAAAATTTATATATGATGATATTATTGTGTTGATGGACTTTTTATATAAGTTTGAAGTAAAAGATGGTCCAGAAAGTATTCTTATAGAAGATAAAACTCATATAATTAACAAAGGGGCAGAAGTAAGACTAAACAATAGGAATTTTCTGGTAGTTAGCATAAAAACGCAAGAAGCATCAGATTTTTATGGTCAGCTTGCTGAATGGTGTACGGTAACTAAAAATATGAATCCATCTATGCTTAATTTTTACCTCAAAAAAGGTGAGCTGCTTGTTATAATAGATAAGCTACAGCTAAACACTAATGATGATTTACGGTGCATATCAATACATGTAAATAATAGAGAATGTGTAGATATTCCTGATGATGGATCATGGTATATTTTTGATGGTTCTGAGGGTAAATATAATGAATTAAACAAAAAGTTTAAATTTACCAGAGTATTCCAGGGAATAACAGAGGAAAGTTTTTCACTTCAAAATGTAGATATAAACAATACCTCTAGATTTAAAAGAAATCTGAAGACTCTTCAGTTTTACGATAGTCTGGAATCACTAAGTTTAGCTTCTAATCATATAGATGAGAAAATGCTATACAATGACATAATACCATATATACATAAAAATTGCATAGGTAAAATTACTATAAATTTAAGACATAACCCCTCCATAGCAAATTCAGTTTTAGATCTAAAAAAAGTAAAAACTGATGATAATGGGTTAAACAATATGATAACAATTCTCGGAAATTCAAGAGGACTTGATAGTATTACAATAACAAATGCTGATAAATTTACTAATACTGTTAAAGTAACTGATAAAGAAATGCTAATAAATATATTAAAATTATTTAAAGGAGATTTGAATATATTTGATGTTTCTGCTATTAAATCTATGGAACAATTATTTAGTGGATTTAATAGTGATAAGAGAAATATCGATATATCTAAGTGGGATGTCTCTGGAGTAACTGATATGAACAATATGTTTATTGATTCAAATTTCAAAGGTGACATATCAGGATGGGATGTTTCTAATGTAACTAGCATGAGACAAATGTTCTTTGCCTCAAAGTTCAACGGTAACATATCTAAATGGAATACCTCTAAAGTAACTGACATGGCTTACATGTTTAGTAGTTCAGAATTTAATGGTAATATATCAAACTGGAAAACCACTAATGTAACTGACATGGCTTACATGTTTAGCAGTTCATATTTCAACGGTGATATATCAAAATGGAAAACCCCCAAAGTAACTGATATGAATAATATGTTTTTTGATTCATATTTCAACGGTGATATATCAAAATGGAAAACCCCCAAAGTAACTAATATGAGTAATATGTTTTGTGGATCAGATTTCAACGGTGATATATCAGAATGGAATGTGTCTAAAGTAACTGATATGAGTAATATGTTTGGAAGATCAAAATTTAATGGTGATATATCAAACTGGAATGTGTCTAAAGTAATTTCTATGGATTATATGTTTAGTTTTTCAAAATTTAACGGTGATATATCAAATTGGAATGTGTCTAAATTAATTTCTATGTCTTATATGTTTAGATATTCAGATTTTAAACAGGATATATCAAAATGGAATATAGGAAGCAAAGTTATTATAAAAGATGCTCTTAAAGGTTATCCTATAGAAAATCTACCTGAATGGTATAAAAAGAGATAGAAATAAAAAATATATAATAATAGATGAAATCTAACTATTATATAAAATAACATAAAATAATGATTACACTTGAACAATATACAGAACTATATCAAAATTTAAAGCACAATAAAGGCAATATAAATGATATTATCCTGAGAGAAGCATACTTAATAAACGAAGGAGCAAAGGATCTGCCAAGTATTATTAATCATGTAACTACCCTTTTTACAAGTAAACATTTAATTCATCTTCTTAAAGGTGAAAAAGTAGATGAAATAATAGTAACTGAGATATTTACGAAGTTAGATAAATATCCAAAAAATGGAAGTCTAAGAATATCTTATCGAGATAATGTTTCATGGGTTTATTATATCTCTCTTATCAACCCTAGACTTTGGGAATTTGAGTCAGATCGTATATGCGAGACTTTAGTAAAACTAGCTGAATTTGTAAGACAAGGGAAAATAACAAAACCAAAAGCAGTATTATATAAAGATAAAAAATTTATATATGATGATATTGATAAATTATCAGACTTCATAGATAGTTTTGAAGTAATAGATACTACAGAATCTATTCTTATAAATGATAGAACTTATATAAATAACGGGGCAGAGATAGAATTAGAAAATAGTAATTTTCTGATAGTTAGTATAAAAACACAAGAAGCGTCAGATTTTTACGGTCAGTTCTCTAAGTGGTGTACGGTAACGAAAAATTCTGATATGTCTATGCTCGAGGTTTACAATCGAAAAGGTAAGCTGTTTGTTATAATAGATAAGAAATTAATACACACTAAAAATGATTTAAGGTGCATAGCAATACAAGTAGAATCATCACAATGTGTAGATGTCTCTGATAAAATATCATGGTTTATATTTGATGGCTCTTATCCTAAATATACAGATCTAAATAGAATCTTTAACTTTACTAGAGTATTAAAGGATAAGATTATATGTGATTTTTCAAATGTGAATGATAGTAAAAATAATAGACCCAGATTTATAAGAAATATGAAGACTCTTAATTTTTACCAGAATCTAAAAAGATTGGATTTATCTGATAATAATATAGATGATAATATACTATACAAAGATATATTACCATATATACACGAAAATTGTGCAGATAAGATTATTATAAATTTGCAAGATAACCCTCTAATAAAAAATTCAGTTTTAGATCTAAATAAAATAAAATTTAAAGATCTAAATGCTACCATAAAAATTCTTGGGAGGTCTATAGGGGGAATTATAGTTACAATAAAAAATGCTGGTGATTCTACTAATGCAGTAAAAGTAACTGATAGGAATATGTTAGCAAATCTATTATTTACGTTTCGAGGAGATTTGAGTATATTTGATGTTTCTGCTGTTAGTGATATGAAACGATTATTTTATAACACATTTTACAGTAAAGACATAAAAGATCTAGATATATCTAAATGGGATGTCTCTGGAGTAACTAATATGTCGCAAATGTTTATGTGTTCAAAATTTAACATTAATATATCAGATTGGAAAGTTTCTAATGTGAACAATATGAGACAAATGTTTTATGAATCAGAGTTCAACGGTGATATATCAGGATGGGATGTCTCTAAAGTAACTGATATGTGGCAAATGTTTGCTGACTCTAAATTCAATAAGGATATTTCAAAATGGAATGTAGGAGATAAAGATAAAGTTAATACTGAAAGTATTTTCAATGGTTGTTCTCTAGATCCTCTACCTAAATGGTACACCAACAGAACAACAGAGTGAAATATAATATCAAAGTAATATATACAATAGATGAATAGAATTAATTTCAGCTATAAATATAACAAAGATAAAGGTATATTAAATGATAAAGTACATAGCAATATTTTTATTAAGACTAATAGAACTCTTTCAGTACGGAGAGGGAGATAAGTTACAATTAAGAGATAAAATAATATCTGAAATAGATCTAAATGGTGTTGAAATTGAATCAGATAATGGATTCCAACCAATAAAAAAAATATTTCAAACTAAGCCATATAGTGTATGGAATATTAAATTAATACACAACAAGGAAATATCTCATACTTTAACTTGTGCAGATGAACATCTACTTTTCTGGAAAAATTCATACAGTTTCTCTTCTATACCTGAATGGAAAGCTATTAATAACATCAGTAAGGGTGATTATGTTAAAACAGATAAAGGTTGGAGAGAAGTAGCAGAAACAATAAATCTAGGCTATACTCAATCTATGTTTGATGTTGAGGTTGACTCCAAACAACATAGTTATTTTTCCAACGGTATATTATCTCATAACACCACAACTGCTGCAATATTTGTGGCTTGGTATATGATATTCAATCACGAAAAACATGCAATATATGTATCTAAAACTTATAAAGATGCAAAAGAAGTTCTTAACAAAACAAAAGGTATTATTGAGAATCTACCTTTTTATATGAAGCCAGGAATCCTGAATTGTAATGAGTCTAAGTTATACTTTGATAATAAATGTTCTATAACAGCAGTATCAACTACACGTTCAGCAGGTGTGGGTCACACTCTTAACTTATTATACATGGATGAGTTTGCACATATTCATCCTGGATTTGTTGATGACTTCTATGAAAATGCAATACCAACCCTAGCACAAGATCCAAACTCTAAGTTAATTATAACTTCCACCCCAAAAGGCTACAATAAGTTCTATGAGCTATGGAAAGGTGCAACAAGTCAAGTTGATAGTCATGGTTTAGGTGCTAATAAATTTAAAGGTTTAAAGATTGACTGGTGGGAAGTTCCTGGCAGAGATGAAGAATGGAGAATGGACGAAACTCAAAGATTAGGTTCAGAAGAAGCATTCAACGAACAATATGGCAATCAATTCTTAACTAGCTCTAAGTTATTATTGGAAAACAAAATCTTACAAAAATTTAAAGATAGTCAAGTAACTTATAAACAAGCATCCTTTGATGCTTTTACAGATAATAATCTAGATCACCCTATAACTTTTGCTCCTGATTATGACGTAAGTTTCTTAGGGGAAACTAATGATAGATTTGTAATAGCTGTAGATGTTGGTGAAGGTGCAGGAGAAGATTACTCAGCAATAACTGGGTTTAAATTAGAATTAATGTCTAAAGAAGAATTAGAACAGCTAGGGGATTACAAATCAGTATATGATATATTTAAGTTAGTACAAGTATTTAAGTTTGCTAACAATTCTATTGACCCCAAAGAATTAGCTAAGTACTGTTATATGTTGTTTATGGAAATACTAGATTCGGAAAAAATTAAAGTTGTTCTGGAGTGGAATGCTTTAGGGCAAGCACTATATAATTCAATATATCTAGTTTATCCAGAGAGAAATGATATGTATGATGAGATGTTTGTTAAGCATAAACATAGGACTAACGATAAAGTTGCTAGGATTGGTTTAAGATACACAGGTAGAGACAGTAAGAATTTCTGGTCTTTAAATTTCAGAGATGCCACAAATAAGAACAGAGTAGAAGTTAATGAAAATGAAACAGTAGAACAACTTAGCTTTTTTGGTAAAACAGAAACTAAAGGTTACCATGGTCAAACAGGTAATGATGATTTGGCAATAAATGCTATAAATGCTACCTCAATTTTAGATACTCCTGAGTGGTTTGACTTAGTTGATGATTATATAGAATCACTAGATGAATTTGAAACAGACCAAATCGAAGATATAATTCAAAGAAGATTAGAAGCGTATGATGATAAGAGTGAGGAAGGTTTCATGGATTTATTTTCTGAAGAGGCTAATGCTAGAGATACTTACTTTGATTAATTTCCAAAACTAACTTACAGTTTGGTATAAATAAATCATAAGTAAATTAGAAAAATAATAAAAAAAATAATAATATGGCTTTAGATCCAACTATACGCCAATTTCAAGCGTCTGGTGTTTACCGTCTTTTAATAAATAATTCGAGACTACCTGACCAGCCAGTAGACGAGACTTTAAGGTTAGTTGTTGGTTTTTCAAAAAATGGACCATTCAATACTGTAGTATTTGTTCCTGATACGGAATTTTTCACCTCAGTATATGGAGAAAGAGATAGAACATTAGAAAGACAAGGAAGTTGGTTTCATTTAACAGCATTGATTTCATTGCTTGAAGGACCCGTATTCTGTCTTAACTTATTGAGTCTAAATGATGAACTTGATTTGGTACAATATAAAGGTTTTTCTTTGTCTTCTACAGAGATAAATGACCCACTAATCAGTGAGTCTTACTCAAACTTTTATAATACAGATAAATTTTACTTTCCTAGTGATAACGAATTTACAAATATCACTAAGGAAAACTCAAACAATCCTAAATTGTTTAACTTAGTAAACCTAAATAAACTACCTATAACAGTAATCCTTAAAAAATCAGAAGTGTCTGGTTTTGATGTTACTGCTAAAGAGTGGTATGGTACTGAATTAGATGAGATACCTACATTTCTTAATCACAATGATTATATCAGTGATTACAATATTGATGTTATTGTTTTAAAAGGTGACTTTACAAACTTTAACACCCTAAAGAATGACGTATTACTTGGTGAGTTTTTTGATGAAAAAGGATTAATTAAAGAAATGTTAGAAGAGTTTCTTTTAGTTCCAGAAGTAACAGTCTTAGATCGTTATAATGGTTCTTTAATTCCTGACTTTATCGATAAAGTAGGCAACCCACTATTTATAGAAACTTTAATAAACCAAGATACTACTAGAACTGGTTTATTCTGTACTATAAATCAGGAAGTATTTGACCAAGAATATCTTTCTGGAGGCAGAATAGATTTAGTAGGTCACGGTATAGAGAAACTAAATAGTAATACTATTGATTTTCTTTCTTATAGTGATACGCTTAAAGAAAATGTTTCAGAACTAAGAGTAGGCAACCCTATAAGTACTATAGATGTAAATCCTAGTTTGAATGCAGATTCAAATATCAGACCTACAGTACCTTTTTATGCTATTTTTGCAGGAACGATTGGTAATTATGTAGATACTTCAGGACTAATTGGTTCTGGAGATACGGTTATTACTGTTAATAATGGCGTAATTAGTGCTCATACCATTGGACCATTAAATCTTAATTACGGTACTCCATTTAACTTAACTGCTGGAGATACAATATCTAGAACAGGTAGTAACAATGTTGTAGAATATAGGATAGTTGTTCAAACTAGTCCAGGAGTTTTAGTATTAGAGGATTCAAACATAAAAGAAACTATTGTACTTACTAATTACACTAACTCAACAGGTACAGTTATTACTAATGGAGAAATAAGAATTGGTAGAGCAACTACTCTAGCACAATCTATTGTAAATATACCTACTTGGTATTACAAAAGAGCTAGTGATGGTAAGTTTATACAGCCTTTCTTTTTGGATCAACAACTAAATAGTGATTTTATCATTATTAGGTTTACTGCTAGTATTACCTTAATTACTGGGAATTTAATAATTGTTAGTTCTGGTGTGAATTATTTAGAGTTCATTAGTCCAGTACTAGTATCTGATCCAGACTATTATATAGTAGGAGAAGATCATCCTTATTATGTAGCTTGGGCTAATGGTGAAATTACTTCTGGTGATTCTTTTGTTGGTGGTAACTTTGTTAACTTTGTAGAAGAGTTAGAAAGTAACTTCATTAAGTTAGATGGTAGCTTTACTAAGAGAGTAAAAATTGAGTCTTATTTAGAGGAAACTTTTATTACTCAGACAAATGTTCCTGCGTTAATTAGTGTAACTAGTTCTACATCAGGTATTATTGGTAATGGTACTACTATTATTTCACTTAACGGTGACTTAAACAGAAGCATCAAAGTTATTGGTTATTTAGATCCAACAGACTTAACAAAAGTATTAGTTGATAATACTTCTGGAGCCTTTGCTGGTAAACTAAAAATCGGAGAATTTGTTGTTAATAATTATGGTTTAGTTGCTGGACAAAACTCAAGGTTAACTAGAGTTGTATCTATTACTCCTAACCCTGCAGATGCAACACAATTAGTAATTACTGCTTTAGAGAATATAGCAATAAATGATAACAGTATCCAAAAGACGATTGAAAGATACAAAGAAGTTCAGAACTTTATTAAGTATTATGTACCTACATTACTTAACGGATTTTCTTTGAGACCTCAACACTTACCTAATAATACTAATGCTAGAATGAATGAGATATTATCTCCTCTTGTTTCTGGTGGTGTATATGAAGGATTAAAGGACAGAGAAATAGTTCAATTCCGTTATTTGGTTGATACTTTTAATCATGGTATTGAAGCTAACTCTAAGTCAATATATGGTAAATTAGCCAAGAAAAGAGAAAACATTATTTGTTTATTGAATGCTCCTACTTGGGAAGAATTTAAAGCTTCTACTAACCCTTCTTTTAGAAGAGCTCCAACATTGGAGGTTAAACAATACCCAGTAGAAACTAGATATATTGTTAGTGGTGGTAACTTAGACAGAAATCCATCTGTAATATATTCTTTACCTGGTGAAAAAGACGGTGGAATCTATATGGTGTTTTTCGGACCTAACGTTATTATGAGAGACAGAGCAAAAGATATTTCTGTTCCTCCTGCAATGTTTGCAGCGGCTAACTACACTAGAAAGTTCATTAATAATAATCCATGGTCGATTGTTGCTGGACCTCGTAGAGGTGTACTTAATGTACCTAACTTTGTAGGTATGGAGCAACCGTTAACTGAGTCTGATAGAGGTTTACTAGAAAATATGGGTATCAACACCATTATTGATAAAAGAGATGTTGGTCCTATGATTACTAGTAATTCTACTGCTAAACAAAAAGTGAAGTCTACTTTATCTCAAGTACACGCAGTTGATACAGTAATTTACATTCAAGATGGTATATCTAATATTCTTTCAAACTTTGTTTGGGAATTTAATACTCCTCTTGTTCGTAGAGAAATCTTAGATTTAGCTGACCAATTCTTATTGTCAGTTTTAAATGGTGGAGGTATTACTGAATTTAGAAATGTAATGGATGAAACCAACAACTCTAGTGATATTATAGAAAACAACTATGGTATAATTGATACTGAAATTGAAGTTACAAGAGGTATGGGAATAATTGTTCACAGAACAACCGTACAACGTAATGGTCAAATTTCTGGACAATTACTATAGATAAAAATAAAATAATTAAGGTGTTGAGATTTTTATCCCAACACCTTAATTTTATATAAAGTAAAAGAAAACAATTATCAGATGTTTTTACAAGAGAAAGATTTATGTATATTTAACTTTTCTTTAAATCAATTATATGAAGCTATAACTTCTGAAGAAGATATTATTTCTATAATAAATGAGAATGCTAACCCAAACGCTAATTCAGATGCTAATTCAGATGCTAACCCAGCAGACCCAGAAAATAAAGTTAAACCTAAAACTTATGGTCCTTTTAAAAAACTAATGGGAGTTGTTATAAATTATTATTTCAGAACAGAATTAAATAATTTATATGCAGTTAATTTTATTAAACTCAATCTAGGTTCAAAGAAAAAATACATTGTTAATTTTCATTTTGTCAAAAACCTAAAGACTAAGCAGACAATGGATAATTTGTTATCAGATCAGAATCCTAATAAAAATGCAATGAAACTCAAGAAGATTGGTAAGAAAACTGGTACTGAGTTTGGGTCTACTGGTATGAATGAAGCTTCAAAAGTATTAGCTGCAGTATTTGGGATTGTTAATCTTTTTTTTAAGGCATTTTCTCCTGATTCTCTTTGGATGGAACCTAGTGTAGCTGGGGATGAAATGGATCAGATGAAAGAAAGAAAAAGAAAAGTCAAAGATGAAACTGACCCTGACTTATTTGAAGCCACAAAAAGAGGTAGACTTTATTTAAGGATGGCTCAAATAGGATTAAGAAACATGCCAACTTATGGTGTAGCTGTAAGTAAGCACTACTTATGTATATACAAAAAGGCTAACTATAAAGATATGACAGACGAGGAAATAATGAATACAGGAAGTGAATTACAAGTTATAATGTCTAATATTATACACAGAGTTAGCAGTATGCTAATAAGAACTCCTAAGGAAGTTTTAGAAGAAAACAACATAACTATAGCTAAATTATTACTAAACGAAATATATGCTTCTAAATCCACTAATAATTTTAGAATTTAATACACCTTATTTATCTGAATTAAGTGAGTATGTCAGAGATGTCGCTAAATATAATGGATATAGTAAACCAGTATTGAATTTACTATGGACTAGATTTACTAATCAAGTGAATAATAAAGAAGAAGTAAGAAAAAAGGAAGTAGACCAAGAAAAAGCATCAGAACAAGCACCAGAATCAGAAGATAAAAATAAAGAACAGAAAAGTAAAAATTTTACTTCTAGCTTTAATAAATATTCTAATGATGATACATTCAATAAAGATGAATTATTAAGAAATAACAATGACTTATTAAGAGATAATATTAATAGTATAGAATCAGAAAAAAGAGATATAAAGAAAACTACCATTGGTAAGTTAAGAATTTTTAGAATTAACTTCAGAAATAGAAAAATTGCTAACAAAGCAAAGAACAAAGCAATAGACTTTCTAAAAACTAATACACTCCCAATTAAGAAAGACAAATTGAAACAAATTAAAAATAAATAATGATTTCATTAGGTAACGTATATAGAGACCGTAAGTATTCAGTTTACTTACCACATTGGACTCAATCAGAACAATCAGTAAATCTAGATGAGCCAATATATCAGAGTATGTTTGTGGCATTGATTTCTCTACCACCATCTATACAAAATGCTGATACACAAAAACACTTAACTGCTCAACTAAAATCTATTAGTGGTATGACTATTGATCCTGCTTCTGATGTAGTAGAGCAAAGTTATAGAGGAGCTAAAAGAACATTTGCAGGTGGTATACCATCAACTACAACTGCAGATCTAACTATGAACTTTAACTTAAACTTAAATGGTCAAAACCAGTTAGAAACTTATAAGTTACTTCAATCATGGAACACTTTAATTCACGACCCTCTAACAGGGATCAAAAATTTAAAGAAAGATTATGTTGGTTCTGTGGAGCTTAATGCTTATAACAGAATCGGTGAAATTTTTATGAGAGTTAATTTTCCAGTTGTATTTCTTTCTGGAGGTTTACCTGAATTTAGTTTTGATGCAGATGCCAACGACATAATAAATCTCGATGGTATAACATTTAAAGCAGATTATTGGACTTATGAATTTATTTAGAATTTCATAAGCATAGTTAATAAATAAATTAATAATAAAAACACACAAAAGATGAAAATTCTAAAATTTGATGAATACATAAACGAAAAATATGGTATCAATGACTCTGATGATCTTAACAGTTTATTAGAAGGAGAAGATGATGATGACGATCTATCTTATCTTTTAGAAATGGACGAAGAAGATGATGATGAAGAAGACGAAGATAACGATGTAAACGAATTAGACATGGAAGACGAAGATGGCGAAGATAAGGTATCTGATTCTGACGATGAAGATGGAGATTTCGGTCAAAATCTTGAAGTTGAAAGACAAGCAAAAAAAGATCTTAATCTAGAGTCAAATATTGTTGATGACCTAGTATCACAAATGGACGAGAATGTTAGTGGCTTTTTCTATCACTGCGAGTCTTTACAAGATGTAAAAGATACTTTTGTTCAGATAGGTATGTTAGAAGCAAGAGTTGAAGCTATTCTAGGGTCTATTGAAGATTACGAAGAAGGTTTAAATGAGTCAGAAAACTTCTCAGGATTTATCAACGAAGAATTAATATTTGAGACTTTAAATGATGAACTTGAATATTTCTTCGAAGAAGACGCAGCTGCACCTAAACCTGCATCTAAAGCTTCTAGTGCTAAAGACGCTGCAAACAGATTTGCACAAAAAGGCAAAACAGCTGCAAGCAAATTAGCACAAAAAGGTAAAACAGGCTTTAACAAAGCTAAAGCAGCTACAGGAGCCGTGAAAAAAGGTTTTATGAGCCGTGTTAAAGGTATTGGTAGTAGTATTGGTAAAACACTTTCAAATATCAAAAACAAAGTTACTAATAGCAAAATCGGTCAAAAAATTGGTAAAGCATATAGCACAGCTAAAAAATATGTACAGAACCAGTGGAAAAAAAGACCAGGTGGTTCAAGAGGACCAAGTACTGACGTATACAAAAGAGGCAAGAATATAAAAGACATCAGAACTAAGAAAGCTAAAGATGCTAAAACTGCAGGTGCCCAAGCATAGAGGTAAATAACTAATATAAAACTTAAAATGACCAATAAGATATTTTTCTTATTGGTCATTTTTATTTTAAAACTACTAATAAATAATAAAACAAAAGAATAAAAAACATCAAATGTTAAATTCAAGAATAACTGAAACCATGAGAATCAATAAGATAATGAATGAAAAGTGGGGAGATAAAAAAGTATTATCTATAACAGAAAAAGAAAGAATAACAAGAGATTTTGAATTAAATGAAAGAGGTATTACTAGTTTTGCTTGGGGTCTTTTAGATAGTGGTGCTGGTTTAGTGTTAGCTGGATTTGGTACTAAGATTATTAGTGCTATTAGTGGAGTTTTAAGAGGTAGTGTAGGTAAAAAGTTTAGATTGCCAGTATCAGCTTTTAGTACTCAAGTCAAATTTAACAGCGACAATAACATCACAGGTTCAGGAGATAAAACAGAAGTTAATGATTTTATAGAAGTATACAATAAAATTGAAGAATTAATAGAAGCCCAAGTAAGTTTAGTTGCAAATAAAAATTCAATATTTGCTTATCTTAATAGGATTAGACGCAGTAACCCTTTATTAAAAAAGGCAGAAGTAAATGTAAATATAGCTACAGCTAAATCACCTAAATTTTCCCCTGATGGTAAAACAATGCAAAAAGAACCAGACATCTATGATTTAATAAACACTAAAGACCCAAAAGACATAGAAAAGATACTAAAAGTAGCAATGAAAAAGAATGATAAGGCAATAATAGACACTAAGGTCATAGATATAATGAAAAAAATAAAAGAAGGTAAAGATGACCAGTTAGCTAACGCAACAATGCTAAAAAAATACGACATAAACACCTATAAAACTATTGAAATTGGTGGTAAAAAATTCACAGACCTCAGATCTTACATAGCAGCATTGATGGAATTAAGTGCAGTTAATAAGGGGGATATTGAGGAACTAGATAAAAACATCGCTACGAAATTCCCTAATTTTGATAACTCTAACAGCCCAATGAAAGGAGATAAAACTAGAGTTACAACTGTTAGTAATAGTAACTACTCCTGGATGGAATCAAGATTAATTGCAGGTTACCTACAAAATCGTTATATTAATCTACTAAAAATCAGGAATAACAGAATTAACGCCATCAAAGCCCAGGGTAAATCATCATTTAAAAGTAGAGCAGATAGGGATATTATAAGAAAACAAGAAAAAAATAAGCCTTTGAGTTCTTTTTATTATGATGGAAAACCAATATCTGATGATGTTGTAGGAGAATTAGTCTCCGTGAGTCCAATTAATGGTTCAGCTAAAGAATTTTTACAAGCTCTAAAAAAAGAAAGTAGAATAAAGGTTGAATTTATATTTAAGAACCTTTCTATAAATGGTGCTAGTACAAAAACAGAAGACACAGACCAAGAAAATGATAAAGAAGAATTAACTCAGGGAAATATTGTATCGGCAGAAATAGCTATGAGTGATTTACTATTATTTTTCCAAAAGATAACTGGTAATTTAAGAATCAACCTACTCAAGATTATAAAAACTAGCAGAGATAGGGTTAATGACTTTACAGATTATCGCCCACAAAACAAAGATAAAAAAGATACGGATAGGGAAACCCGTCCAGTAGGTAGACCTACAAAAGACAGCAAGGACAGAAGAAAAGAATATAAAATAGGTGGGTTTAGTGGTGGTGATGTTTTCGGTGCAACATATAATAAATAATCATAATGAATTTATCTAAAAAATTTATACAAGAAGGCATAAAACTAGATAAAGATATTGAAAGATATCTTAATACTGACTATAATATGGTTTATGAAAGATTATTCAAGAAAAAAAAAGAAAGAGATAATGAAGACAGAGAAAGAGGTAAAGATCCTAACAAAAAAGTCAAAAGACCATCTATAGGTAATGATCTAGTAGATCTAGGTAGAGGTGCCCTTAGACTTGCTGGATCAGTTGGTAGAGGGTTATTGGATAGATTAGCAGGAAGAAAGGGAAAAATAAAAAGAATCCTAAGAGATGCTAAGGCTAATAACCTCCCCCCATCTAGAGTAATGCAATTACGTGATGAGTTAAAGAATATTAGTAACAAAGAGCTTAGAATAAAGTCAAAGGAAATTATAAACAAGCACAAAGGAGACAAGAATAACAGAAAAATAGCAATACAAAGAAAAAGAGAAATGTCGAGAAATAAAGTAAATGCTAGTTACCTACCAACTTACCTACCAACTTATGATGAAATTGTAGAGGAAGGTTTATCTGCTATGGTGGCTAAATTTGGGATATGGCATACCAGCTTTATGAAAGACATAATGGGTGCTCCTCCATTATTCTCTAAGGATTTCTTCTCAAAAATTTTTAGTGATATTACCCCAAAAATTGTTAGTGATATACATAAATCCTGGTTGGACTTATGTAACAAGAAAAAAGTATTATCTTATTTTATATCTCAGATAGGTGACCCAGAATTAGAGAAAATCGCTCAATCCACTTTGGACTCATATAATAGCAAAGAAAAAGAGCTAACTCTAATAAAGAACACCAACTTACCCGTTAAGAGTAAGGAGAAGAGATTAAAAGAACTAGAGAAGAAAATTAAAGATCTAGAAACACAATTTAATTCCATAGGAATACCAGACCACATGAAGACTACATAAAAGTAAAAAGTATAACATTGAGACAATAAGAAATAATAAGAAATTTATATGAATAATGAAGATATTTTAATGATGGGTGGAGCACCAGCAACCCCAGTAAAACTAGACCCAGTCTTTATCGCATCACTAGATAACGTAACTAATAGTATTAGCTCTAACGTTATTCACTTTAGCTTTAATGATATATCAGAAAAAGATAACTTAATGTTAAGCATTGCTGTTGCATCATTTAATCTACAAAAAGGGTTTATATCATTTAACTTAAATGAGAATGGTGGTCAGACTATGAAATCATTACTTAATGTTTTACTATCCAGAATAAACTCTGTGGATATTGTTAAATATAATGGTTCTGGTGAGATAGACTACATACTAACCTTAGAAGATTTTGCCTTTACTTCATTTCGTAAGTCAGATTTTAATTTCAATACTGATTATAACAAACAAAACAAAAATAATTTAAGAGTAAACTTTTCTTATAGTGAGATGCTTGTTAAATCCAACGAGGAAGTTAAGTTAAGAGAAGTGATTCGAGGTGATAATGCTACATTCAATGCAACTCTTGGGTTTATTGCAAAAGCATAAGTTAATTAATAAATACATAAAATAAAAAAAGATAATAATAATGGGAGAAGGAGAAATAAACCCAGAAGATTGGGCATCTAAGCTAAAAGCAATGGATGAAGCTTCTGGAATTAACAGAGAAAAAAAGGAGGAAAAGCCTTACTCAATAGCTGGTGATCAAGACAAACTTGATTCTGGTTCAGTTGAAGAAGATGACTTCAGACAAAAAAAGACTCTACAACAAGCAATAGGTTACGTGCCTATACCAGTTAGTAGTTTACCAACAAATGGTAGATTTTATCCATCAGGTACTACTTTACTTATTAAAGCTTTAACTGTTGAGCAAGTAAGACATTGGTCTACCGTTGATGATTCTCAACCAATAGACGTAAATTCACACTTGAATCAAATAATACTATCTTGTTGTACATTAAAAGGACCAGATGGTAGATCTTTAGGTTACAAGCAGATTTGTGATGCAGACAGACTTTTTATCCTACTAAGTATAAGAGATCTAACTTATAAAGAAGGTGAAGCTAAGATAGACATTCCAATTAGGTGTAGTTGTGGTGCTAGTTCTGAAACAAAAGTACCTTTATCTCACGACTCTATAGTTTTACACGAAGAGTTAGAGGAAAGTATAGAGAAATACTATGACTCAGACGAAAGATGCTTTGTTATTAGATCTGCTAGTCATGGTGACTTAGTCTTACATTTACCTAGAATAGGTGTAATGGAGAAAGTTTACAATCAGATATCTGAATACGAAAGACAACAAAAAACCTGGGATAAAAGTTTTTACATAACTCTACCTTACCTGATAACTAACTCTAACCTATTAGACGATCAGAAAGCATTCAACAGAATGTATAACGATTTCAAGACTTGGAGTATAGGTAAATACTCAATATATCAGAAAATGATCGAGAAACTAAAAATGGGTCCAACTGAGAAGATAAAGGGTACATGTTCTAAAATCGGTTGTGGTGCTGAGGTCACTGCAAGCTTAACATTTCCTGACGGTATCAGATCTCTTTTCCTTATTTCGAACATCGAATCAGAGCTTTTATAAAATTATGCATGCTTGGATGCTTAATTATAAAGGTACTAATTTTAGTTCGGTATATAGTATGAAATATTATGAATTTGAGGAGATGACTATGCTATTGCATGATCACTTAGAGTCGCAGAAAAAGGAATACGATAAAGTTGATTCTCAACAAAAGGATTCCCAAAAAGGTTTCAAGCAACCTAAACAACCTAAGATGCCTAGCATGCCTAAAATGAATATGCCTAAAATGTAATAAAATAAAAAAGTCCTAGAAATAAATTTCTAGGACTTTTTTTATTTATTTCTTGTTGTTTAAGTTCATTAGTGCTTCTCTGTTTTTCCTGATCCTATCGTTGAATAATTTCCTTTTCTCTGGAACATACTTACCATAGAAGTTCATCTTTAGTTTGTCTATATTAAGATTCATTTCTATTTTCCTTTTTATCATTTCTTGTTTCTGAGGTTCGCTCATCTTAGAGGTATCAATCTTTTCATCTATTTGTAATGCTAGATATTCGTTGTAGTTCATATTAATTTAGTTTTACGTGTTGATTTAATGTTGAACTTTTCTTTTCAGTATCAATAAATCTTTTCTTGAAAGTCTTAAACTTTCTCTCTTTGATTTTTGCTTTTTCATCTAAGATTTTCTTTAGTTTTTCTGGGTT